TCATTCTTTTTTGTCAGTTCGCTTCAAATATTCATTAAGAACTTCTCTTGCATAATAATAGCCTCTTTCTTTGAATCTATTCCATGATATAATCAACAGTATCATTGCAATCGGCCAAAACTGCCATTCGTTATAAAAACGAAAAGCACACAGAGTGTCTGCAATCAATATTGTTGTAAGCATTGTTCGTGCCCAAGCATATTGGGCATTAAAAGCTGGAACTCTACAATCCTCACATCCATTGACTTTTCTCATGGCACATCCGAACATTTTCCGTTCAGAGGCATGTTGGTCATTCAATTCTTTTTTCAACGTTGCTATTGCTTTTTCGGCTTCATAGAATTTAATACGCTTACATCCTGTCCAATTTTGTCCATTCACTAATGTAAGCAGTTTATCTGATGGCATACCATTTATTGTTTTGTAATAAAAGCCTTCAAGCAAGCTTCCGATAGCATTAATAAAATATCCAGCTAAATATCCTAATGCCAGATATACAACACCATCTATTTCTATATTTCCGATAAAAAGATAATTAATGGTGGCCACAATAGTTACACCTATTATGGTATTTGATAATAAATCGTAGTATTTTATATCCATAAGTATTTCATCTTTAAACTACTAACGTTCCCGCATAATACCAATCTACAATAGAAAATCCATAAACGGTTCGCGTAATATTTCCTTTTCCTTGTTTAGCTTTTAGGCATGTGGGCTTATTATTAATTTTATTTTTAGTGTAAATATGCACTTCTTTGCCATCATTTTCAAAACGTATATCTCCAGCTGCATTTTGAGTAATAGTCTGCCTTGAATCACCGTAGTCAATATGCTCGGATGGCGCATTACCTATGATGATTAATTTAGGGTTTAATGCCTCTAACAAATCATTAGGAACAGCTCCTGATTTGCGACCATGATGTGGCTGAAACAATATGTCAACTTGTGGAATATTATTTTTGTATTCATCGTAGTATGCTTGTTGCATTTCTGTTTCCAAATCCCCCATCCACATATAAGTAGCACCATTTTCTATGCTATATGTGAAAATTGGGCAAATATTATTTACCTCTTTGCCTTCGGAAACAAGTTTAAGTGCCTGCTTAAATTTTTCGTTTTCTAAATCGGGCCACATGAAATTTATTCCAGAACACCCATTCTCGTCATTTGTTTCATTGAGCCAAGCACGTCTAATGCCACGCTTTATGGCAAAATTTTTATTAGCAAGTAGCCAATGGTAGCGAGTTAAACTATCATCGTTATCATCTGTCGGACGATTATTATCTACCGCGTAAAAATTTGTAATTTCCCAACTATCATCCAAATATTCTATGCCTGCTATATGATCGTTGTCCGGATGTGTTGATATAAAACGACAAACTCTACCAGCAGACTCATTTTTGATCTCTTTTATAATTTCATCTTTGCGGGCATTATTCCCATCACCATCTTTTAGATAGCAATCAATAACAGTAAAATTTCGGGAACCATGTTTGATATAGAACATATCCCCTCGAATATCTCCCTCTGGGAATGAATAAGACTTTACTATGGACATGCTAATTTAATTTAAAATGTTTATACTTAAAATGGCAAACTATATGCCGAATGTCTTTCTACAATCAAAAACTGACAAAAAGTCAGTGCTTGGCACATTTTCTTATTTGACATAATGGTGGATGTAGTTCATCATTATGTCCTCCGAAACAACATCACAACTTTTAAAGAAATATAGTACCATTTGTGATGGTTTAAATGAATGAAAAAAGAAGTGGAATTTTGGAACAAGCTGCATCGAGAGAAGGAGAAGGTGTCAGTATTGACACTTTAATGAGTTAAGAATCAATAAAAGCGTTAAATCTTCGTCCTTTAGAATGTACCATTAAAGATTAAGGCCATATTTCTGACTTATTACTTGCAAAATATTGAGTAATAATCGGTTGCAAATACCATTGTTGAAAACTGCATTCTGCCTTTCCGCCAAAATCATTAATGAAGGATTGTGCAAGCCAGCTTTCATATTTGGCATAATAATTAACTGGTATTACTAATCCATTGGCTGTTATTTTCCCGTTAACGGTTACGTTTCCGTTAACGGTTCCACCACTCAATGGTAAATATGATTTATTCCCATGTGAAGTATATAAACTACTTAATTGGCTTGCTTGAGTTTTTGTCATATAGCCATTTCTTGCAGAAGTGGCATCAAGCATAGTGACTTGTATGGTTTGAATTTTGGGCCTACTTGAATTTATGGGGTCGGTAGAAGTCACGTATGTCGCAACAAGTGGGGATACAAATTGAAATCCTACTTTGTTGCTAGTAATATTAATGTCGTGACTAACAGTATTGCTTGGAGATGTTACCGATGAACTCTTATTAAAGAATATATGCTTTAGAGTCGTATCTCCATCTACAGAGTAGTCTGTTTCTTCCAGATAGCTCCCATTCCATATATATGTCTTTTTTAATTCTTCATCATAATATATGACTCCTGTTTTAGGGGTGATTCCGTTTGTGCCATCCTGGCTGCCAAAAGATGAAGAGGCCTTATATGCTTCTTCTGATGTCTGAGCCCAAGCAGCTTGACAACTTGTGTATACAGATGTTGATGCATTAGTGGCAACAAATCGTTTTTTACTCTTATCATAAACAACTTGCTTAGGATTTATAAGAGAAGTACCAACAGAAGCCATGGTCGTGCTTGATACCTGTTTTGTGAAGTATATAACTTCCTTCGACCTGTACAATAGCTGATCCTCTTCTATAAAACCGTTTTTATCAAGTCCGGCAAAACCATTATCAGCCCCTTTTAAACTTTTCAGTTTATCCAGAAAGTGTGAAAGTCCTGTTAAATCTAAAAATTTCATAGGCAAGTTTTTAATGAAAGTGGAGCATTCTATTTTGATACCCTGCTTAAGGGTTGTTATGAGAATAGACTGTCTATTTCTGACTCAGAGATAGATCCGTAAGTCGTGTTGTTGTCTGTCCATGGGACATTAACGAACATAGCACCGTCACTACTCATTTGCACGTGATAATATTTGCCTGATGTAGTCGTTACTGTATTTATTGTAGGCTTTGTAATAACAGATGCAGGCTTAACAAGACCGGCCTTAGATGCCGTTGCGATACCATATGTAGTGTCCTGTGCAGGTATTCCTAGTGCAGTAATATCGTTTTTTGTAACTGCAGTTCCTTTTGTTACGTGTCCTTCTGAATTGGTTGTTATCTTATATAGCTTTTCTGTACTTAAAGCCACACCCTTTGCCTGCGCATGGCTATAAGCTATCTTACCATAGTCACCCCTAAAAGCCGTACTTGATGTTTCTCCGAGTGCTAAGTCAGAACCTGAAGCTACCAGTTTTGCGGATGAACCGGCATATCTGTAGTTCTTGGCATTTCCCAGATTGACATATATCACTCCGTCTTTAGGAGTAACCCCCTGGCCCACTACGGTCGTCCCGTAAGCTTCAGACCCTCTGATTTTGTCACTTTCACCCCAAGCCGCATAATACTCATTGCTCAGCGCGTCTTTCTGTCCTAAAAACTTATCTTTATCCCTACAATAAACAACTCCTACAACCGATTTCGCCGAACCTGTGATTACTTTTAGCGAGCTGCTGTCCGTTACCTCATTGTCAAACTCTAAGGCATCATCCATGAACATAGGCAGCTGAGATGACGGAACCTTTCCGTTTTCATTAAGCGTGGCTACACCTCCGGCGACTCCCATTTCACTGCGCTTGACCTGAGCGTCATTTGTCACATTGCCAAGTATGGTAGGATTAGTACTAATCTTTTGCCCGTTAATTGTATAATTACCTACTGTTGTTTTTGCTGCACTTACAGCACCGTCTACATAAGCCTTTACTTTACTCCAAAAATGGGTTAAGCCTGTCAAGTCTAAAAATTTTGCCATAATAACTTTTTAATTAAAAATATTACTAATATCTGTTTCTGATGCTGCATTGTATGCAGTACCGTCTATTGCCCATACGCCGATAGCGTTCTGAACATCATCTATGTCATTGTCTCTGATTCCTTTTATACGCGCTATGCCGTTCTCACCGGCCTTTGATCCTATTACAAGGCACCATTTACTCCATGTTCCTTTCTCCGTTACGGCATTTGGAGCGTTAAAGTTGTAATACCTGTAATAAACATATATCCTGTCGTCCTGATGGGTGTTGCTGTCAACATCCATCAGCATATTCGTTATAAACAACTGATTTGTGCCATGGCTCATAATGTCGTTGCTCACTAATAAAGTGCCGACACTATGGCCGCTAGAATATACATCAAACACTCCTGATTTTCCTGTGCCGTTTATCCGGCAGTTGTCCATATCGGAAAACTCTATTCTCATCCTGTCCAGCAGGTCTTTACCAAGATAAGCTGACAGGGCAGTATTCTTTGCCGTTGAATCATCATATTTATTCCAGTCCTGTAGAAGGTCGAAAGAAGAGCTGCCGGAGCTGCCGCCGGAATTCATGCCGAGTGCTGATACGAAAGACTCCGAGTAGAATCCTTTGGCGTTAGCGACAAACACATTGCCTTCAGTGTCTTTCTTAAACCAGTTTGCCATCTCTGCGGCAAACTTGCTCCCGAAATCATTTATGTTCAGTTTCTTGTCCAATTCTCCTTGCAGGCCGCTGATCTTGGATATGTCGAGCATAGGGATATCTCCTGCACTCAATGTGGCATGGCCGGTTACGCGACCGTACTTGTCTACTACTACCTTTGTGTATGTACCTTCAGTCCCTACTGTTGCAAGAGTCAGTGTGATATCCGCCGACAGTCTGCCGCCACCGGCAAGTCCGGGTCCGGCATTAATCCTCAGATTTTTGTCAGCCTTTACCTCAAGTAATTCAGCAAGTGTGGACGTCTGTGTCTGTCCTGCAAGAAATGCTTCCAGTTCCTTCCACCGGTTTATAATGTTGTCAGTGTCCGTACCCTCAAGAAAATCATTTACCTTCGTCGTAACGGCATCTGCCTTTTTAGAAACTTCAGCAAGGGCTGTTGTAGTGGCGTAACCGCTAAGATCTATATTCCCCTTCGTGAATGTAAGGGTGCCGCCGTCGCTACTTTCTTCCACATTAACAACGACATTTCCAGAGCCTGATATGGTAATCTTGTGTCCTTTTTGTCCTTCTTCAAGCGAGATAACACGGTCTAACAGGTCTTTGCCTAAAAAAGCTGACAGAGCCATGCTTTTAGCTGTTGAGTCAACATATTTATCCCAGTCCTGTAGAAGGTCGAATGAGCCTGTGCCTGAAGAATCTTCTGATGTATTGGTCCCTAAAGCAGAAATGTACCCGGAACTCCATACATTATATTTTGATTTTATTGTTTTTCTCTTGTCACCATTATTGTCTGTACTCCAATGGCTTTCATCATTGTCAAATTCCCATATATTTTTTATTGCGGCAAAACCTTCAATCATTTCACGCTGTGCGTTAGCGTAAGCGTTGGAAAGAGATGTGGAGAGTTCGTTGAATGCCTTTATGATATCAATATTCTGATTTACATTTGCAACTTCTTCTTTAAGTTCCTGGGTATTACCCTTAATATGCTCATTGCCAATTCTTATGGTCTGTTCATATTGGAAGTCCAGATGTTTCTCGACCATTAGGATACGGCTATTCAAAATATTGTCTCCATTGTAAAAATTTACTTCTTGACCAAGATGAGTGTCATAACTATGTTCATAGAAGCTTTCAGGATAACTTTCCACTTCATATGAATTATTGTCCTTACTTGCATCTGAAATTGCTTTATCCAGTTCTTTTTCAAGTTCATTCTGAGCAGAAGAAACATATTCGGAGGGCATTATTATGTTGAAAAGAATTATCTGGTCTCCGTTTTGTGGTATTATATACGATAAGCCTGGTATTATATTTCCAGTGCTTTCATCTATAATTATTTCATAATCTCCTGTTTTAATTTCGAAAGTAGTTACATCAGCTTCGTCATTTTTCTTTTCTGGCTTATCGTAGTATTTAAGTTCGAAATCTCGTCCTGCGAGTTGCCCGCTTTCAAATGAAACCGATAAATTTTTACCATCAATTATGCTCTCTTTGTCAAAATTGAAGTTTTCAATTTGAAAATACCATATAGCGTACTGTTCATAAACAGGTTCGTCGTCAGTTCCTCCAATCTTTATTTTATTGCCATTATTGTCAAGACGATATTTTAGTCTGGCTCTTACATCAGATATCGTTAATTTGGATGAAGGAAAAATCTTATCGAAAAACAATGTCTTTATGAAGATTTCTCCAGGCATAAGGTCTGAAGTAAATACTCCATTTTCAAAATGTCCTTTTATATCCTTGAAGCCTCCGGGATATTTTGTTGGGTCAAGACCAAGGCGTTTGTTGGCAATATGGTTTGTTGCTTGACCGCTGTCATATTCTTGTGTGATGTTTCGTGTGGATCCAAAGGCATAAAAGCGTGTATAGTAACCGTCTTTGCTTTCGCTTACAGACGGCACGCTGACGTTTTCACCTACAATTAACTTTAGAGGTGTTCCATATTTGCATTCAGAGAGATAAAGGGTATTTGTTTTTTTGTCAGTCCACCATTCTGTCTCGCATTCTTCGGCGATATTATTAAGATTAGAGAAAATGGAGGTTGACTGTGACGATATTGTAATTGTAGCCGGAAGACTTTCTGACAGTTGTATGGTCCAGTCTTCTCCTGTTTCATTCTTGATGGCCTGTTTTACCATGTACATTGCATCTGCAGGAGAGCCTGTAAAGTCCCAGTCCATTTCTCGGCTTTTAATCGTCAATCCGTCGCTTTCATATGTATATAAAGGTACGGGAATTTTGTCCCAGATCATTATTCTGGAATGGAATTGTGGCGTGTATTTATATTCAGCTTCATTCTCACGCAAAGGTAGATATGGCTCAATAAGTGAGTATTTCTCATCTTGATATATAATATATGCTCCTGCAGGCAATACTATAGTCTTGTCATCATTCCATGACAATTGTATATAGTCTGAGGTCATCAGTTCTTCATGGCTTACAGCATCTTTTGTTATAAGCACAGAACAGATAACATCTCCAGATATTCCGTATATATCAATTTTTGCATCCATATCGGTTCAAAGTTCGTTAAAGAAAAATGGAAGCTCTAATTTTTAGAACTTCCATTTGAAACAAGAAGGGAAATGTTTGTTATTCGCTTCTGTCTGTCGGGTTTGGCTCGCAGAATTTGCTCGAAACCTTACCAAAACAACGAGCTGAGTTCATTCCGTAAGATAAACTTTTCCCTAAGTAAACCAGCTTGTAAACTTCATTTCCAAGAGAAGGAACATTGATTTTTACGGTTCCCTTTTCCAGTTCAGCCTGAAAGGCTTTCTTCTTTGTCCGATAATCACTTTCAGAAGAGCCTTCAATGGTGAACTGTAGGGCTATTTCTCGTGATGCAACACGTGCGTTGTCTGTTATCATCCTTTTGCCGTGTTCAATACGGCTTTCATTTTCAATGTAGTCTTTCATCTCATTGAAGCCATCAATAGCATCGAGGAAGCCGTCTCCCATTCGTACTCCCCAGGTAATAAATGCATCTTTTCCGTTAATTATTAAATCTCCTGTCATAATCTTGATGTATTTCGTTTCACTTCAGCGATGTCTGCTTTAATATCTTTTAGATATTTAGCCGAATATCCTGTATTTTCACGTATTTCTTGTAATTCCAAATATGAGTTGGCCAATATGGTTCTTGTTTCATCGGCTATATTATAAATTCCAACAGCTTGTGCTGTTAATGCACTTATATCACCTCTCAATTCTGTAATAGCAACTGTCTGTTGTTGTTCTGATGTCTCAATACGCAAATTCGATTCATATAAAGCAGTGAACCTGCCATTTAATTCATCGGCAGAATTTTGAGACATTGTTTCAAATCCTTTTGAAGATGCAGACTGTTGTTCTTCGCTTCCTCCCTTGTATCCGGTTATATCTGCTATGCTGTCACGCATTGATAGTGCCTCATCTACCATATCTTCCCATCTATCCTTCAATTCGTTCATTTGGTCATCTGTAAGGTTTCCATTTTGCCCACTCATCATTTGCGCCCAGTCGTCATACCATTTTTTCAAGTCTTCATCAAATACGTCTCCAAGCTGGTAGTTCAGCAAAGCCTTCATCATGTATTCTCCAAAGTCGTCAGCAAAGTCTTGTGCATCTGCATCCATATCAAGCAGTGTGTTCATAAAACTGTCTCTCAGGCTGTCAAATGACACTTGCGTGAGATTTTCATTTATTTGTTCGGTCAGATTTTCTAGCTGGCCGGCAAGATCTGCATAGTTTTCCCAATATTCAGACTTGTCATATTTGCCGATGTCGGTTATTTCATTCCATATTTCACGATTGTAGTCTCGTATATATGCCATCTGTTCTGGCGTCAGTTTGAACATGTCCTCATATGAATTAACAGAACTGATACTGTAGTTTGCGTTAGGGTTTGTTTTTAACCATTCGATAAGGCTTTTATTTATGCTGTCATATATTCGAGAACTTGTGGCCGCATTACCATCTATCGCCTCACCCCAATAGTATGCGTTTGAATGGTGTGCTCCAGTGTAAGACATTTGCGCTTTCAGTATTTCAAGAGTTTGACGATTCAGTTGCTCTTGTGCATCTTTTGCTTGTTCGTAGTTTTTTATGGCTTCACCTCCTGCGCTTTCGTCCATTTTGTCTTTTAGACGGTCTATGCTATCACGAAGTCTGTCATTGCTGTCAGTCAATTTCTCTGTAAGTTCTGTAACATATTCAACGTTTCCTTTACCTATTCCCAGGCCTAAGATATTGTTGAATCCGCTTAGTATTCCCTTGACGGCACCTATACCATTAGATAATGCTCCGACAAAATTGCCGCTCATAGCATCTTTTATGAAGTTCGATGCAGACTGAGATGCATTAGCCAAATCGCTTATACCTTTGCCAAAATCACTACTCATATCAACACCCAATTGACTGAATAGGTCGGGGAGTGATTGAATGTTTGAATTAATTAGTGACATTATGTCACTTATAGCCTGTAGTTTATTGCCGAAACTGGTAAGGAAATTGTTGAGTTTTGTTCTTGCTCCGTATTCATCATTTTGTGCCTTTACCAATTTCTGGGTTGTGGTTGTCAGTTTACGTTCACTGCCAGCTATATCATCAAATGATTTCTTTACATTTTTATAAATATCGCTGTCTTCACCAAATAAACCGCCAATTTGTGATAGTATGTTGTCAAAGTTGGAAGTAATTATATCTTTTGCCCCGACACTTATTCCTGATGCCTGCAAATATCCTGCTACGCTTTCTCTTTGTTGGCTTAGGCTATTCTGCATTTCCATCATTTCGTGCATCAACGAATTAACGGTACGCTCAGCCTCTGCCACTTCCATCTCTATTTCTTTGCGTCTCTGTGTCATGGGCAGTATTAGCCCAAGTGTGTTCTTAACTTCATCGTTTTTTTCAACGATTGCAGTATTTATCTTATCTATCTGTTCTACGGCAGTTTTGTATTCTTCAAGTCCGAGATTTCCGTCTGAAAGCATGTTCCTTAGCTGCTGACGTATTCTTTCGAGTTGGCTGATAGTCATATCTCCGAGGTTACCGAATACATCTTCCCAGTTCATGTTTCCTTTTATCTGTTCAAAATCAAGCTTAGACAGTGCATCATCCATTGATGCTTGTAACGAAAGGCGTTCACCTTCGCTTTGAGCCTTGTTGATCTTGTCTGAATATTCCTGAGATATTGCTAGGCGTTTCTGTTGATATGTGCCATAGTTCTTGAGGTATTCGTTTAGTGCTTCTTTTTGAGCATTAACCTCATTTTGGATTTGACTTTTTTCAGTATATTCTTTTAACAAGTCATAAGATGAACTGTCTACCGTGATATTGGAAGAGTCGAAACTGCGTTTTTTATACTTTGGATTTTGTTTAGCTCTAAGATCTTCTTTTGCATCGAAGATTTCTTTCTGTCTTTGAATTTCTTTTTGGATATATTCTTCTTTAGCCCGGTCTATTGCTTCCAGTTCTTTTTTATTATCATATTCTCTTTGTGCAATAGTCTTATCACTGCCGTCAGCCATAGCGTTTATCCGGGCTTGCTCAACCTGATTTTCCAATTCAACAGCATCTCTTTTACGGTCAAGAGATTGATTCTTCTCCAAGTTTTTAAGTATCTCCGCCTGTTTGCGAATGGCTTCCGCCCTCTTGAGAGCTTGATTTTCCACTTTAGCCTGTTTTTGGGAAAATAGTGTATCTCCACCCAGTTCTTTAAACGACTTCTCCGCTGTTTCCATTGCCTCTTTGGCCTTCACGACCTCGTCTTTTGTTGACTTGGCAGATTTTCTTAGTTTCTCATAAGTTTTCTTGGCGTTGTTCCATGTCTTTTCTGCCTTCTTATAAGCATCTTTGAACAGTTCTGGCTTTCCACTTTCATATTGACCGGTAAGATAATTGAACTTGCCTTTCTTCTGATTTGTATCCATTTTCAGTGAGTTCAACTTTAGCTGGAATTGGATAGGAACAGTGAAAATTCCGGTTCTTGACGATTCTTCCTTCCATTGTAGCATATATTCACGAATTTTCAACAAATCATCACGAACCTTCATTTGCTCAACTGACATTGGAATCTTATCAATCTCTTTAATTTTTTTCTCAATGTCTTTAATTATAGATTCCGTATCTATTTCAGCTGGTGAGCCGTCAACATGAAGCATCATTGTTCCTTCAACCTCTTTTTTCATGGCTATAACAAAGTCAGACATGTAATCCAACTTCATCTTGGAATCCTGATATTCTCTTTCTGCTACCGTTAGTTTCAACTCTATAGGTTTAGCGTCCTCCTCGGCTTGCTTTTTTAATCTGGAAAATTCCACCAACGCTGATTTCCATTGATCTAAGTCCTTTTTCGCATCTTCTATTTTAGACGTATAAATCGCCACTTGATTATTCGAATTTGAAGTCAAAGAAGCTGCCTGACGTGCTTCTGTATATTCTTTGATAGCATTTTTTGCTTTCTCTATATTATCAATGATGTTCTGATAATTGTTCTTATCCCGCTCTTCTTTTAGTCTTTTTTGGGCATCAGCAAGATTTAATGTAGCTATTTCTTCCTTGCTATAAGCTGACGTGAGGGCAGGAGAATATTTCTGTAATTCTTCATACGATTTTATTTTTGATAATTCAGTTTCTGTACTGTCCTGAATAACACGGATAAGCTCTTCTACTTTACGTTTTCGCTTCTCCTCCCCATCTATAAATTTCTGTTGCTCATCGTTGAACCTTTTCTGGGATTTTTCCGCCGCTGTCGCGCTATCATTAAAAGCCCACATAGCAGCTACGACTCCAGCCAAAGTTGTTGCTATAAGCACATACGGATTAGCTTTCATCACTGTGTTCAAAGCTGTTTGCGCAAGTGTCTGTGCTTTCGTCGCAGCTGTTTGTATGGCTTTTGCTGCAGCATCCGTTCGAGCAGCAACAGCCCAACTTTTTGTTAATGCTATATTCGTAATCAATGCCGCTTTATATATTCCATAAGTGGCTATCAAACCTATCAGAGTCTTACCAACAGTCTCATAATTCTCTATTAAACCTTTCACGGCAGATATACCTGCGGATGCTATTCCCTGAGTGTTCTTACCCATTTCGTTAAGCATAGAATCCCAAGCGTCTTTCAGGTTACTTATTTGTCCTGTAAGAGACTTTGATTGTTCCTGCATCAGGTTATAATAAATGCCTGATTCGCTGGTCATATTCTTGAAAGCTTGTTCTACTTCCTTGAATCCGACCTTTCCTTCTTTGACAAGTCCAGAAACTTCATCTTTTGTCACACCAAGGACTTTTGCAAGTTCCTCATATATAGGAATACCACGACCTGCAAACTGACGAATATCGACAGCATAAGCTCTTCCTTGTGTCCTCAATGTTCCGTAGAGATAGGCTATTTCACTAAGTTGTGAGCCAACACCAGCAGCCACATTGCCAAGCATTACAAGTTCATCACCTACATTTTCTGCCGATGAGCCATAAGCAATCATCTGTTTTGCTGACTGAGCAACCCCCTGAAGGTCAAAAGGAGTTTTAGCAGCAATATCAACAAGTTCTGTCATGAGTTTGTCTGCAGCCTCCTTACTCTTTAACATAGTAGAGAAAGCAATTTCTAGTTGCTGAAATTGTCCTCGGACGTTAATAAGATCGGAAACAAACCCTTTTAATGCTGCTGCACCACCGATAACCCCTAAAACTTTAGTCAACGAAAGCGTCATTCTCTCATTGACTTCAGCTGTTTCTCCCGCTTCTTCTTTAAAAGCAGAGTATTCATCCCTAAGTTTTTTTACTGAGAGACGGGCTTCTGCCTGTTGCTGCGTAAGACCGAACAAAGCATCTTTCTGTTCTCTTAATTTGGCTGTTTGAGCCTTTATCTGTTCAGACATTCCTGTAGTATCACCGCCAGACTTAATCGTTTCACGGTATTTATCTTTCAGAAGAATGAGCTCATTCTGTAACTGTTTGATAACACCTCTTTGTGATATGATATTCGCTGAAAGATTATTTACTGTTTGTGAAGCATTGTAAATCCCGTTTTTGAAATCATGCTCCATTGTAGCTCCAACTTTTGCAGCTTCTGTCACAAGTCCCATCATCTGCTGACGAGCGGCTGCCAATTGTGCTTCTAATGCCTTTGCTGCAGCAGGAGACTTGTTTACGTCCATTTTCTTTAGCTGTGCTTCCAGCTTAGAGATTTCCTCTCTTAATCGTATGACGGCTTCATAATCAGCCGCAATTTTAAATACAAGTTTTGGCATATTAAAAAAACTGAATATTAATTGCCCGAAGTTACCACTCAGTCAATTAATATCCAGTTTTTAAGATGATTAATACCAAACAACAAACCTATTGTTTGGTATTTGTGTTTTTCCGATGTTTTATTCTTCCATTAGCGTATCCTTTACGCTTGTAGATGTGGCTATTATCATCTGTTTCTAATATAGTTTTTATCGCTTCTTCAACCCATTTTTTACCAAATTCTTTATATCTATTTCGCAAAGTATATTGAGGTAGATTTAACCGTTTTGACCAATCATGTATAGTTAAAGATTTATCGCCAACAGTTATGAAGTCGGATTTATATTTCTGCCTTACATTTTCACTCAAAGTTACCCATCTGCAATTATAGGGTTCGTAATTACCATTTGAGTTTATTCTGTCTATTGTAAGATTATCTTTATAACCATTTTCTATTGCCCAATCGCAAAACTTCTGAAAATCATTTAGCCATTCATCACAAACACTAACACCTTTTTTACCATAGTTTTTATATGCTTTTCTTGTAGGATTATAACAGCGTTCTTTCATTTTAGACCATATATTATACAGTCTTGTATGTGCTTTGCAGTGTTTTGAGTTTACTTTTTTAGTTTTTTCTACTTGTAAACACCCACAACTTTTAGTTATGCCATTATGTAAATTGCATTCTCTGGCGACTATCATCTTACCGCAATCGCATTTACATTTCCATAATGCAACGTTATTACTTGCAAATCCAACATGTTTCAAAGCTACCAATCTGCCAAATCTTTGACCTGTAATATCTTTTATATCAAACCTTGAGCACCCACAACTCTTTGTTATTCCGTTTCTCAAATTACTTGAGCGAACAACGCAAGTTTTTCCGCAATCGCATTTGCAAAGCCACTTGAAATGCTTGTCTTTATCATCAGGTCTTCGTTCTACCTGTTTTAAAACGACAAGTCTGCCAAATCGCAAACCTGCCGTTATTTTAAATGCTTCTATCATAATTAAGCTACATCTTTACCCAAAAATTTATTCACGAAGTAAACCTGACCTTTACCTGTTACTTTCGTAGTTGTAGAAACAAGTATTGAGCCATCGGGCTTATTTATCGTTGTCTGCTTCAGTTCAAACAAACCTAAATCCATAGCCTTTTGTGTGGGCTGGTTGTAATATTGACCTTTTGAGCATAGGTAGCCATTTTCACGCATCCAAGCGAATAAACGGTTCTGACCTATATTCACACCGTTCTGCTGTAATATCTTTGCAAGTTCAGCTACAAGACATGAACGTTGAGAAGTAGAAACAGCATCAGCAAACAGAACTTTAGGCGCATTGTTTTTTATAGTCTGTTCTGCAAGCTCAACTTTTTGTTCTGCTTCAATTCGTTTCTGCTTTTCTTTTTTCAGATTGGTTGCAAGCTGAATTAAGAAATCAGGTGAGGTCAAAGCCTTTTCAAGCGTTTCTTGTGTCATGTATGCACCATGCTTGCGGATTGATGGTAAAACTTCGCTTGTAACCCATTTGCGAAATTGTTTTGCTTCAGGTTTACGACTATCTAAAATAGTATCATACAAACCATCTTCACTGACAAAGTTTGTTTGTTGTATGCCGCCTGCCGTTTCAAGGGGGTACTTTGAAAGTACACCCTTGTCTAATCTTTGAGCAACCTTACTGGGTGTCAGATCTAAAATATTGCATACATCTACCAAACAAAACAACGGTTCTTCATTTTCATTCATAGCAATTCTTACTTTTCCGAACTGCTCATTTTGGAAAATCTGGATTTTATTCATACCTTTGTGTATGTTAAGTTTAACATTATCCCCATTGGCGACTCAGTCACTTTCGCCTTTGGGGATTTTATTTTGACTGAATTTGTAGCAAGTTGGGATTTGAACCCATGCACACCAGAATGTCTTGCTTTGACCTGTCACGCCTGACATATAAAAAGGCAAATCTTAGAAGGGGTCTGATGTGGCTGTTTACCTCTTGAAAGAAATGCCTTTAATATCCTAGCTGCGCAACAGCCACGAAGCGCATTTCATTCTAATGCAAATTTACCAGCGGTCAAATGTTTATCCTAAAAATTGTCGTTCTTAGAACAAACATTTGACTGATTGTTTCAAGATAATCGTGTGTGAGAGTTTTTACATGACTTTGGCCATTTCTGAATAGACATCTTGCTTGACATCACCTTTGTACTCATTTAAAAAGTGCTGAAAACCTTTCATCATTCCATTTCTCAGGATGAACAGAAAGGCGGCCTGTTTTAACATCTTTTCTTCATTCAGACTTTTTTCTAAGTGTAATGATTTATACTCGCTATAAAGCCCTGCTACCATATTATTGTTTGCTATTGCAAGCAAATTTAGTACGTTACTCTCTAATGTGTCATTCTCATGATAAAAATAGCCCATAATATCGCTGGCAAACGGTCTGTCTATACCGTACTTTTTTTGGCATTTCTTTATCACGTCCATATATCTCTTTTTTTGAAGTTTTGATTTCGCACTCAACAAATCGTTAATAGATGTTTCTGTATTCATAATTCTATTCTTTTTAAATTACCATTCTTTTACACGTTCTCTTAACTCATTGAATTTGTCAGCCTTTAAAAGTTCTATCTCATTATGGTAGTTTATATCTGTCAAGCGGTACTCTATTAAAGCACGCTTGTAATCATCGCCTTTTTCGTATGCCGATATAATTCTTTTCATCTGGTCGGCTGTCAGGCCATAGCCGTTTTTACGATTAAGGTTTCTTGCTCTCTGCATATCACTTTCTCTCAATTCTATACTTGCCATGATTATATCATTTTATAATTTTTATTTATTGAAACAACTTCAATACGCGCATTTAATAATGCTACTAATTTTTCATCAAGATTCTGAAATGCGGATTCAAACTTATCAAACAGGTTTTCATAGCTGACTTCATCATCACTGTTAACTATATCATCTACATTGTTGTATAAATCGCTTAATGCGGCACGGCATTCTATTAACATTCTTGTTTTTTCACTAATCTGAATGCTGTTTGCATTCATTACCATCTCTGTACTCATAATCACGCTATCTTTATAAGGTTACACTTCTTGAAACAACGCCACTCTTCTTTTTCGCAATCCCAGTACACCTGACAGTTATCTGCTGTTTTCTTTGTCCCCTTTATTTCAGGTATTCTGCCACTCATTAAAGTACCGAAGGCTTGGCGCAGAGTGCCGTCTGTTTTCTTGAAATAGAACTCAACCACTTTCTTATTAAGCAATGCACGAAGTTTGATATTAGTCCACGCACATTTTAAAGCTTCACTCATTGAATAACCGTTCTTGCGTACAAAAGACCAAGCAAGGCTCATAATCTCTTTTAATTGGTTTCTCTTTTCTGTTGCCATAATTCTTATATTTTATTGTTTTGATTACTATTACTTGTTGTTTGATGATACAAATATATAGTATATATACTAAATATAAAAGAATTTATTATGTATATATACTATATTTAACATTAATTATATAGCATAGATACTAAATTTGCTTTTATATACTTATGAGATAGCATCAACAAATAATTTTTCTGTTTTTATTTCGCATATAAACTATATTATATATATTTGTACCAAAAATTATAATCTTATGGCAAATACAGAATTAAGAATTAAAGAACTATGTAAGGAACGAGGTATAACTCAAGCCCAACTTGCTGATAAATTAGGCATACAGGCCGTTTCTTTTTCACAAGCTGTTTCTCGTAATAAATTTAATATGGATAGACTTGCTGAAATTGCTGATGCTTTAGGTGTTGAAATACCAGAACTATTCGATAAGCCCAAGGAAGGAGTTATACATTGCCCTCATTGTGGCAAAGAGATAAAATTGAATCCGAATGTTTAATCAATAAAACCAAAGTAAATGACGATGATGTTATTTATATTAGAATAGCATGGTGTTATTTATTATAATTATATGTTTTAATAATGGCGTATAATAAAATTATTAATTTCTTTTTAGAAAATTGGATAATAGCAGTTTTAGTTTTAATAGCTTCTGTAATAGCATTCCTTCCTCAACTTAAGGATGGAGTTGTACTCATAAAAAACGTATGGCAAAAGATATTCTCTTCTTCATCGAAAAACATACCTTCTTCTCAATATACACCATGTAGTCCATGGGATATGGAAAGAGGAGATAGAGTTAGGCATATAAATGAGTCAGAGTTTGAAAGATATGGTATTCTGACCATTGAGAATGTGAAAGGAGATTATGTATTATGTTATATTGGTGACCCTTACAATATGAAGATTAAATTGTTTAAAATAAGTGAATTAACAAAAGAAGGCATTCAGTAGATTCAATCAATGATTTTTAAATAAGGCAATTTTATATATTTACATTACAAAAAAAATAGGAGATATTATTTATGATGAAGCTATCTGAAATCAGAAAAGCCTATGAGGATTTATCTGGAAAGCTAAGTGATATAAACCGGCAATTATGCTTTGCAGGATTTGCAATCATCTGGATTTTCAATAAATCAAAAGGGGATATAGCAGTACCTGAAGAATTATATTTACCAGCATTATTATTATGTGGTTCAATATTTTTCGACATATTACAATATGCTGTTTCTTCATTGGCTTGGTATTTTTATTATTGTTATAAAAAAGATAAAAATAAAGATGATGACATTAATATTGTGAATGAGCCTGAAATCTATAATGTACTTCCATGGCTTTTTTTCATGGGTAAAATAGTATTACTTATATGGGCATATATAGAAATTGGTATATTTTTAATCTCTAAATTATAAAATAATCATGGCAAAAACTGTATCAAAACCCAGTACACCAAAACCTGCTACTCCTAAGCCTGTTCCTTCGCATGGTAAAGGAGGGAAAATCAATGAAAGTCAAAAAACAGGAACTGGACCACGTACCCCTAAAAAGTAAATTCAAAAGCCGGATTTTATCCGGCTTTGTTTCTTCTTCTTCGTGAGGCCATATCCTTACCCTTTACTTTTGTAACCTTTGTCCCGGTAACGGTATGGAGCTTGTCACGCTGCATTAATACTAAGTTTCTGTATGGTATTTCATATACCACTTCCCGGTATGTCATATGCAGATTTTCCATGAACGATGCGATCTGTCCTAAGAGAGTGTCATTTCCTACAACTTCGGTTTCGCTGCCAGCAGGCTTACGTTCTTCGCCAAGCTGGCAGCTTTGAGAAAAACCTTTGAGTCAATCATAGAGAGTGCTTCATCCAATGCGTTCACATTCTCTTCATATGTTCCTTTTGCTAGTTCTTCACTTAAACTTTCGTCACCAGCTATCAGCCAGGAAAGAGCTTTGCTGTAAGCCTCGCTTTTTCCCAAGGAGAGCAGAACATCTTTCAAATTGTCTGCTTCTTGAACTCCAGACAGATAGGATATAGCTCCGGCCAATTTATGTATAGTAGGAGGGTAGACCGTGTAAACTTTCCCGGCTACAAATACTGTTCTGAAATCACTGCCGATAATGGATTCTGATATTATTTTTGCTCCTTTGTTCATATCTTAAAAGAAAAAGGGTGAAGCCGAAGCCACACCCGTTAAACATTCTGAAAACTAACCGCCACCTTCTTGAATGAGAGTAATTTCCTTTTCTACAGTCTTGAAGGCATCAGACAGAGAGGTTGGTATGCTTCCTGACTGAGTGGTATAGCCGGCCTTTGACACTTCATAAGAAACGGATGTCCCAGATTTCACCCTCTTGGACTTGACCGTTTGCCCATCCAGCTTTACTGTCGCATCAGAAGGCGTCGCTATGACCTTCACATCAGTTCATGCTTCTTTAACCTCTTCCGCATCGAACCAGTATTCTGGAGCAATATTAGAGTCTTTCGGTTCCAATTCTACGGCACTTACAGGAATACCGATGGCCTTATCCGTTGTCGCTTCACGGGCGCCGATGTCAGCGCGTGGAACGACGCAATACTGGTCATCATCAGTCAAAGCAACAAGCAATTTCTCAATATTCACCTTACCTCTCGCTCGTTTCCATCCCTTGTCGGTATTGATGACATCGCCACCCATGAGATCTTTCTTGGTCGGGTAATCGTACTCACCGATAGTAAAATTGACGGTAACATCACCCATTTCCTTTTCACTGCGATAAGTCTGACCTGTTAGCTGATTCTTGTAATTTGTACGACTTGCTTCCGCTTCTTCAAGCGTCCAAGTATCCTGATGGATATTCTTTACCTCTTTCAATGTTTCACCCTGCAAAAGAGTATGCAAAGCCTGTCCCGTCAGGTCTTCTGTAATAGCACTTGTTTCGCCATACCAAAGTTTCTTGATATTCACAGCTGTAATTTTCTTTGATTCTGCCATATTATTTCACATTTAAAACTTCAAATAAAATTCTTACATTTACATAATGACACTTTAAGGCTGTGTCCTCCTCTGTTCCGATTGTGTCGATGGAATAATGATAGGTTGTACCGTCATAGCGTCCGGTCACACCGTCAAACATTTCTTGCGCCTGTTTCTCCAGCTCGTGCAGACGTATTGTATTGGCTTCACCTTCTTTTATGTCAGGAACGCAAAGGTTCACTTCTACGAAAGACTTCTTCCAATACGTTTCAGATTGTTGCTTCTTGGCATGAATGACAATCATTTCAGACTTCAATTCGCCAGTCAGCTTCTTTCCGTGAGGAACGATGTCAATGCCGAAAGTCTGGCAATCACGGTAGAGTATGTTCGCTATATCGGTAGTTACTATCATTTGATTTCCTCCTTCAATCGTTTCTCAGCGTATAGAGCCGCACCAGTTGATACTTCATAGCCTTTAGATTCGACGTGCGAGGCATACTCAGCATCGTTTCTTATCACCAATCCGTCATCCTCAACTGAATACTTATTTGACTTACGGAGTGTGCCGGTCCGGTTCTGATAACTGCCATTCTTCATAGCGTAATCGACAGCTTCCTTGCCAACCTTATCCTCAACAGCTTTCACTTCGGCATAACCTTGTCGAAAGAATCCATTCACATCCGAAAAATCAAATTTTACATCCATATCTCTGAGTAACCAAAATAATTCGTATTCTTTACCATGTAAACTTTGCCAGCTCCTCTGATATTTTCACCCTCTATACATCTGACTTCATCACCAGCCTTCAGTGAGATTCTTTTCTCACAGACTACGTGATAATTCGGTCGGTACACCTCGCCGTTCTCCGAAGTAAACTCTTTTGTTGAGTTATCATCACAGCGGCACCGACATATTTCCTGCCAGCTTTCTTCACCGGTTCCGGGAATGGGCCGGCCGAACTCGTCTGTTTTCATCGGAGTAAAGACCTTAACCTGTAATGTATGTGGAGCAAATATCATAGGAATCTGACTTTAGGCTTATCTGACAGCGTGTCTTCAAGTCCGTACTTCTTACACAAGAAAGAATAGTATTCCTTCAAGCCCTGAGTATTCCAGGACATAGAGAAACCGTTTTCGCTGATTGAAGTGGCTCTAAGTAATAGAGAGGGGATGAACTTCGCCATAGCTACCGACACGAGACCGATGTTTGACAGGTCCATCTCATCCTCTCCGCTTATTCCTGAAGACAGACTTATCTCCAAAAGGTCAGCCTCCGACAAGTTGATGCCGAAGGTCTGAAACTTCTGTGATATGTAGTCTTTTACTGTCATGCGTTCATTGTTGTCAAGTCGATGTTCACAATCTGGTTCGGGTTCGCAATCTGCGGAATCCACTCCGCGGTGTATTCCAGATAACGGCCGTTGCCATCCTTGTAACCGGAGATGAGCATATCACCGTCAGCCTGAGTATAGTTGCGGCCCGGTACACCGTCAACAGCTTCGTAAGGAGTGTGGAAACGCATGTAACCAACCTTATCCTGAGGAAGCAGTGTAATATGGTCATCGGCGTAAATCTGCACGTTCTTGCCAGACTGGTCAAGAACATAATCTTCCTTGATTTCAATAGCCGGCAGACCAATACCAGTAAAGACGGTGGAAGCCAGTTGAGAGGTAATCAATCCGGTTGACATATACATCTCGTTACCGGTAAGCTGCATCTTGAACTTATCACCGAACTCACTCGAACCGATAATATTTTTCACGAATGTTCCTCGTGACATAATCATCTTCGGGAAGTTGCCGTAAGTGGCCTTCAATTCATTAATCTGCTGCTGCAGGTATGTGATGAAGTTGGCCTTCGCTCCGGCTTCGGGGGTAATGAACTTGAACGGAAGTTCGATATCCAGCAGGTCGATTCCTCCGGCATTGTCGTCCTTGTTTTTCACTTGAGCCTTACCTGTCATCAGCAATGAACCGACAACGATGTCCATGCGCTTATGTGCGGCAAGGAGTACCTGACGATAGTCATCGTAGATGAAATTCACGATGTCCTGCATGGCGGCAACTTGGTCGGCAGCCTTTGCGGCATTGAACTTGTCAACCAAGTCCTGCAGTTCAGACAAGCGGTCAATGGAAATTTGGTAACGGTCACCTAAATAGGCTATCTCACCATATCCAGAACCGATGTTCCTGCGCTCACGGATAGGTTTCTCCCCGTAGCGTGAGTTGATAGAACCGGCCATCACGCCAGTAACCTGACCAATATAGTCTTTGAACACACGAGTTGTCGTTCTACGGAAGTCCAGGTACTGCTGCCAATAGATTGTATCCTTACGAGTCTGAAGGACGCGTTGGATAACGGCACTTACGATATTAGGATCGTTAAACAGTGTATAAATAGTTAGCATCATATCTTTGTTCTCCTTTTTTATTTACTTGCTATAATACCAGCTGCTCTCAATGATGCAAGAAGAGCATTAATTTTGTCTTTTTCATCTCCGCCTGCAGCATCATCAACTTTTGCACCCTGTTTTACCAGTCCCAAGGTGCTTGAGTTAGCTGCCTGATAGGTAGTGTTATTGTCTGTCCACGGAACTTCGACATAAGCTTTACCGCCTTCCAATGCCACCGGATATTTCTTTCCGCTTTGGGTAAATCCTAACTGAATTCCTCCCATTACGGAATCCGAAGCTTCAGGCAGTTCATATGAAACACCAGTTGGTGACTGAACACCTGCAGCGTTGAACTGGAAATGCGGCATGTTAGCCTTATCGATGTCTGAGAATGGCATGGCTAACTTGGTAGGTTCTATTTCAAACGCACGCATCAAAAGGGCAACCAGTACAATGCCATTCTCTACTTGTTTCCTCTCATACAAGGCGGAGTTTGCAATAACTTTTGGAGTTGTGCCGTTTACTGCTGTAGCTTCATAGAGTACAGTACCAGCTTCCAAAGTATCACCAAAGTCTGCTGCTAACGTCAACTTGTCGAAAGCCTTATCTGATTTGTCGATGGAGTTGATGGTTGCTCCATGTGCACCGTTTCCAAGATGCATACCCACATAAGCCAAAGAGTTCTTCTTGATCTTCAATGTGGTGTTGGAACCGGTTGTAAATTTCTCATATACTTCTACACGGATTGCCACCTGGGCTGTTTTCTTCACCAGGTCAGCGGCAATAGGTGTAAAGGATGGTAAAAACGAGCCAACAACAAGGTTGGTCGTGTCCAGCTTATAAGGGCCTCTGCGTCTTACACCTGTAGAAACATCATAACGTTCCTCGATTGACGGTTCCGGCTCAATGTTATACTTAAATCCTGCTGCCATAAATTACTTGTTTTTTTGTTCGACAATAGATTTTGTGTCCGCCTCAATCATTTTGGCGAACTCGCTTGCTTCCTTATCCTGCTTTTGTTCTGCAGTTTCAGGGGCTTGTGCGAATTTGAAGCCGCTGTTAGACATATCCTGTTTCATGTCCTTGAAATAAGTGTCCAAGTCCGTGTTCTCTGGAATGTTGCGGTCCTTCAGCATAAATTCGGGAATACCGTACTTTTTTGCTACCTCCGAAATCTGAGAATTGCGCTGCGCCTGCGCTTCTTGTTCCTCCATTTTGGCCAGCTTATCAGCAAACGGCTTGATACCAGCTGCAATGCCGTCAGCAATCATCTTTGCGATGTCTGTCTCCTGGGGCTTGGGAAGATCGTTTGGTTTCGGTGGTTCTGGTTTCGGATTCTCGATAGGCTTACCGTCTTTCAGTCCATGCTTCTTCTCGTAGTTTGAAACAGCGGAAGTCTGTGCCTGTCCTGCACGGAAATCACCATAGTTTTGCATCACGTCCTGAAATGAGATACCCTCAACGATGGAGTTTACCTTCGTCTCGTCCGTTACACCCTCAGCCTTTTTCGTAGCTATACGGGTAAGTGTGGCAGTATCCACCCCAGCGAATTTCTGTTGCAGTCCTGCCAAGATTTGTTCAAAGATTGTCATACCGTATGAGTTTGATTAATAATTTCATACGGTAAATTTACTTATAGAAAAAAAGAAGGGGAAATTTTAAGGCTAACGATACGAAACAATTAGGGAAATGTTCGTTTTTAGGCAAAAAGAAAGCGTGACTACCGGAGTAATCACGCTGGAACATCATTCAATTATACTTTTAAAATTTCAATATAGCTGCTTCTATTTCTTTTTTGTCAGAATCTTTTACGTTCCTCAAAGCATTCAGAAAAGGTAAAATTAAAGAGTCGTCAACCATGAACCAGACTGGATTTTTAAATAATTTTGGGTATCCGGGATCATCTCCATAGCCATTCCATCTCATTGCCATTCTTCTTTCCCCATTTTCCCAAATACCTATCGCTATAGAAAAATCATCATTTTCAAATACAACATTCTCAACCTTAAAATTACTTGGATTTACATCTTTTGCTTTCATTGTACTATCCTCCATTATATTTAATTAATAATCATAACAAATTTATAGCTGCCAGTTCCTCTGTCAGCGCGTTAATACCTTTCTGAATCTTCTCCAACTGCTGTTTACGGGGTTTGTGTACTCCAGCCGCATAATGCCACAACTGGCGCTCATTAATTCCGGTTATCCGACTCAAAGCAGCTTTGGTGAAGATACTGCTGTAATAATTAATGAAAGTGGCTGCATCTATCTTGAACTTCAGAGTAAACTCTCCTTTGAGAACCTCACAAGGGTTCGGATTGTCCTCCAGATACAAGTCTATGGCTTCCTTCATGTTCTCCTCAATTTCCCTTATGTTATTACCGACCGTAATAACTGGAGCATCTTCAATGTAAGCACTGAGATTATTCCCAGCATGTTCGACAATCACTTCTACAGTTCTCATATTGACCTCCATTTTATAGTTTAACAAAAGAGGCGGGGGCTATTTCAGCCCCGCTTGCCTCAAAATGCTGTAATAAGTGCCTTTTTCAACGCCTTTCTTTCCATGATTCGGAACGACTACCGTTATTCCATCTTTCTCAAACTTCATGTGGCTGCCCTTCTGGCTCTTTAGAATGAAGCCGTTGTCAAGCAACATAGTTACAACCTCTTTAACTGATTTGTAACTCATAGCGTTTACGACTTAATTACAATGCAAATATAGTAAAAATACGAACAAGTACAAAATAAATATTCGTATTTTTACTATATTTATAAAGAATCAAGATAACTATATAATGCAGGGAGTTTATCCCTGTCAAATTCAAATTGTGTAGCTGTGTATGGAAGTCCTGCTGCAGATACGTTATCTGCTTCATCACCCCATTCACAGTTCTCCCGTTTATCTACTTTTTTACCGTCTGCATTATCTCTAATCCATTCCCAAATAAGTTTTCCCAGTTGAGCCGTACTTTTATCATCTCCTTTATGTTGTTTCCGGCAATACAAAATAAACTCATCATTTCCCATTTTGATTGATTTGCCCATTATTATTAATTTATAAGTTAAACATTGCACAAATATATGATATTAATACAAATCTAAAAATTAATTGCACAAAAAATAGCGATACCACGAATGATACCGCTATATTTAATGCAAATACTATTATTTTACAAACTACTCTTTCCGTTTATTTCATTAATTTTCTTTTGTTTCTCAATGTCATTCTTCTGTTTTTCTTCCTGCTCCTCCTTGATGGCTTCAATCTCATCCAAAACAGAATCAACGTTCCCCACAAAAGTAATAGCCCGTTGCTGCGACCATATTTCACCATCTTTGGCTTTGATGGCTGTGTCAATCTTGTCTTTGATGTCCTCCAGCTTATATGGCTGCATCTGAACATCTATATCAATTGTCTCGGAGGCTGCTTCAAGAGTTGTATTAACTGAGCCTAAAGCGGAAGTCAGGAAATTTACACGCCGTTGCATGAATTCGCCGACAGTTTCGTTCAGATTCTCCACATTCAGATGGGTGGACATAAATACATAATCGAAAGTTACACCGGAAACAGCATTGCCTGTACCTTTCAGCGCGTCGAATGAGATACGCGGCGTATTGGTTAATCCATAAATCTGACTCAGTAAGGTCTCAACCTCGAATTTAACTGTATCAGGGACCTGACTCCATGTCAGATATTGGGCATTAGCTCCCTGCCCGGTCAGCTCGACCACTCGGTTCTTGAACTCACCAGAGAAATTCTGCACATCTCCAAATAACATTAGGATAGGGAAGAAGTGGTAGTCGATACAGTCTGCATAATTGGAAAGAAGTTTCTCCAGTCTTACTCGGAGACTCTTGATCTTTTCACAATACGCTTCCGGACGGTACATGTAAATTACAGGGAGTTTCTTGAATCCATGAGCGAACGATCCTTTGTCTGTCCAATTACTTGTCAGTTCCCACTGATAAACCATATCCTTGGTGATGGTCATAAAGCAGGTAATCTCCACATCATCCAAATCTTTCTTCTTGTATTCACGGGAGAGGGCTACCAAATCTCCATTGTCATTGAAGAAAGGATAGAGCTTGTCTCCGCGGAACGGGGACCAGATGGCACTCTTCAGACGATATTCTGGTTTTGATTTGCCGAAGATTCCGGCAACCTTGCGCTTAAGCTTTGCCCAGAAGCCGTCGTCCTTCACCACATACCAGTATTCTGCCACTTCCTGCTCTGACAACCATGCTCTGACAACCTTTTTGTTCTGATACTTCAGCTTGTTCTTCTTGAACATTTGTTTCAAAGCTGAAAGAAGACTTTCTTCTGACTGGTCCGGCTGACAGTCAAGCGTCGGCTCTGTTCCTACGGTGAAAGCTGTTTGAAGGTTTATTATATCCTGCTCGATTGGAAGGGCTATTCTATTTGGTTCAACTTCTTTCTTAACCGCCGGCTCAATGTATTCTTTACCTGTTGTCGGGTCGGTTATTCTTTCTTCAGGCTTGGTGGTGATTTTTATTTTTGGGTATTTCTCCTCGTCAATCACTATCTCATGCCTGTTTGGATTCCAGTCATTATAAAGGGCATGAGCATTGGGAAGTTCTGTTTTTCTTCCTTTCTTCAGATAGTAGATTTTTCTCTCTATCTCAGGTATCGCTAAAATTTCCTCTAAAGTTCTCATATACTAAAATTTAATGTCCAAATACTCCTGAAATGTCTTTCGGTTTCATAATCCTGCCTAGAAGCTCTCCCAGCACATAATACCGCGCAGCGTCAATGCCATGGTTATCGTGGTCTTCCGGCTCATTGATATAGTTTCCATCCTTATCTTTTGCCCAGACATAATTCCTAAATTCCCGTTGAAGGTTGTACGAACGTTTGGTGATGAAAATTTCCATGCCTTGCATTTTATCTATACCAGCGTTAATGGATCTTGGTCCCTTCTCGACGGGATAGATCTTGATTCCACCGTTACTGATTTCCTGAATGAGTCGCGGATCTGCACTGTCTGCTATCACTTTCAGATTCCAGGGGCGAAGAGTCTTAATAATATCACTAGATAGCAATCCGGTTCTATAATCCACTTCATCCAGATAAAGAGCATTGTCGATGATTCCGCATCGGATAGCTGCTGTGGGGTCATTGGTATAACCAAAATCCAATCCTATAGCAACTTTCTTGCACCACATCGGGAACTCATCCACGATGCCCCATTTCTTAAACACGGCACCCTCGGCCACGTCAGCCCAGCGTCCTATGACAACATGAGCATACTTCTCCGGATTCTTCTCCTTCATTTCCTGGACTTCATTCAGAAACTCAGGAGAAAGGTTCTCGATATTATCGAAGTAGGTTGTATGAATGTGAAGGACATTGGGATGTGTAGAAATCTGTACCTGCACGCCGTCAATCTCGACCAAGCGGTGGGTATTCTCGATGTATTTTTTGTAAATGAAATGGTTAGAGTCACAGGGATTCATGATAATGATAATCCGATTCTGGATTCCTTTCTTACGGATGGAGAGCATAATCTTGTCAAACTCTTCTTCACTGGTCCATTCCTCCGCCTCATCACAGACAAAGGTGGTAATACCCTGGATGGACTTCAACTTCGCCGTCTGATTCCCGGAAGAGGTCTTGATACCCCGGAACATGATACGACTGCCGGTCATCCGATTTACTATGTCCGTCTTGGTGGTCTTGAAATACTTCGTGGTGCCGTCCAGTTCTATCTTTTCCATCATCTCTGGAATGATAGACATGCCGGCAGATACCATCGTGTAGCGGGTGTATAGAATCTGGTGGACAATCTTCTCAACTGGAGTCTGCTCAAAGGTCAGTCGTTCGATGAAGGTGGAAGCGTTGAAAGACTTGCCCGAATTATGCGTAACCGTTCCATCAGAATGCAGATATCGTTGGTTTCCGTCAAGACAAATACCACACCAATCTCCAATTCCAGCAGACTCTATTGAAAGTTGCGACAAATGCCAATCTTTATTTTTATGAACATCAGCTTTGTTTACAATTTTTCTTTCTACCTTACAAGGTATTTTCCATGTATCACCATTGATATGAACGCGAAAAACTTTGCCGCAATCTTTTCCGCTACAACGTGCGTTCTTCTCGTTAATACTTGTTCTAAAGCCAAGAGTATCTGCAATATATTTTATTTGTCTTGCAAGTATTTCACTCTTTTGCGTGATTTCATATCCATTGCGACACATCGTTCCATCGGTGTCAAGTAGTCCTGCAAGTAATTCTAGACGTACTTTTTCACTATTTGATATGTATTCTTGTGGAACATGTTTATTCCCAATCAAATCGTAATGGCGTAAAATATCCATTATGGGATTCGTCAGTCCACAGTTCTTGGCAAGTCGGAATGTTTTAGCTTTACCTCTTACTCCATTGATTGAAAGATGCAAATTGTGATTTTCTGCATACTCATTAAGGTACTGTTCAATTTCTATATCAGGAGTTGTTATTTGTGGATATATGCTTGTTCCATCACCCAACCATAAGCCAAGCAAATATGGTTCTAGTTTAACGGGACTTTCTTTATAGGGTATTGAATTTGTCTTATATCCTCTAAAATGTTCCTTAAAACGATTGCTGCGATTCAAATAATCAGTAATACGCATATCCGTGTATTCTTCAAAGTCATTGTATCTTCCTTCATTTATAGAAATTTGACTTTTCTTTAAGCTGAGGATATGTGCATCATTTACAAAGTAATCTTCTGCACTTGTTTGTCTGACACGGAACATTTCGCTCCTGCCTTTCATCGTAGCAAGGACATTGCGGGGCGTGCCATCGTCACCCATGACACAATCTCCAACTTTAATATCTTTAATTTGCTTTATTGTCAAATCAGACATTATAATTCCTTGCGTAGGTGTCTCACACCCACGGCCACCGGTAATGAGGATAATGAACTTATTCCTGTCTGTGTATAACGGATGATATATTTCTTGAGGAACAATCATTTCAGCTTGTCTTTAATCCATGAATCAATTGAAATTCCGTGGTCAATATCCTGAGGAATATCCGCATCCTCATCCTGTGGCTCACCAAAACCGTCTTTTCTTCCTAATGTGGAAAGAAGATAACGAATCATATACCCATCCGGACGTTCACGCCAACCGATAAAATTCCCTTTCTCATCTTTTTCAGGAATACCAAGGGCTAAAACACGTGCGGAAACAAGACATTCATCCACTAAAGCCCCTCTTTCATCTGTGATTGCATCCTTGAATTTATCATCAGCTTTTGCCCAGTCATATACGGTTTTCCTAGTTACACGAAATGTAGCTGCAACTTTTGTAAGATTTCCACCTGTTTTATGGAGGATTTCTCTAAATTTTGAAATGTCTGGTTTTTTCCTCATGCGCGCGTATCCGTTTATTTTGGTTACTCTATTCCAAATTCGACTCTATCCATGAATTCTTTACCATCAATGTATCTTTCGTCAAATCCATAGCCAAACATTTCCATGAAGTTTGCTCTTTCTGTTGGACTATTGAAAGATAGTACGACATAACTCAACATGCCATTGTCCTTTTCAAAGTTGTTCTGGCGGCTGATTCTGTCTTTTATTTTTTGAACTTCGTTATGGCGTACAATTTGGTTTTCTTTTGAAGTCTGATAGAAATTGCAGGAACGATCAATATTTTTATTTTCCGAACCATCTTTGGTAATGTCATCTAAAACAGATAACGAATCATTCAGGATGTCATTTTTGTTCCAGATTTCATCATTCACACTAAAATCAACATCACCAACACCTAACATACTTAAGTCAAAATCATTCAGTCCGGCAAAATTGTAATCAATTCCGTCAAGCAAATCTTTTAGCATTTCTGTGTCAAATTCGCCCTGGACGTTCCTATTGTTCATGAAGATGTTTTGTTCTTTTTCGGTCTTATCGTCCATGTGCACGACTTCCACCCGTATTAAATAGTCATTCTTCTTCGTTCTTGGATCATATCTGTTAACCTCGTCCATCACTGACACTCTTTGATGTCCTGATACAAGGTTCCCTGAATTCTCGTTCCAAACGATTCCGCCAAGCAAACCTACACGTTTAAGGTTTGCTTTAAGGCATTTTCGTGCTTCCTGCGTTATTTTCCTTGGATTATAATTAGCGAAGTTTATTTCACTACGCTTAATTTCTCGACTTTCCGGCTGATTTATTTTGTTCTCTTTCATAATCAAATATCAGTTTTTCACTATATGGGAACACATTCAATATCCTCATATAATCGTTTGGATAACTATTCCTCATTAATAAAAGCGTTTTTAGGTCTATGGTAAATCCTTGGCTTATCGCACCGGCATCATATACAAATGGCTTAATTAGATTCTTTTGATTTATATACTGAAGTACTTCCTTATTAGTCCACAATGCAAGTGGATAAACCATACCTTTGTCTGTTACATAGCCGGTTTTAGCAAACTTCTTTAGACGCATCCGCTTCATGTATCCATCTACACCTTTCATTCCGCTGAATGCGTATGTTATGCCAGTTTCTTCTCTCACAGCTTGTTCTATTTCTCCAATTTTTCTTGGCTTGATTGAAATGTTTGGTTCACGAAAGAATCCACAAGCATCATAATAATCACGTTGAAAATGCTTTATTTGGCGAATTTCTACGTTATTGTATTTTGTTTTTGCCCATTTGATATAAGGTTGGACATGGTCTAAGTCGGGAATAAGGTACATATAATAGCATATAACCTTATTAAACATACCAGCAAGCATGTCCAATAAGGCTATACTATCTTTACCTCCAGCTGAATAGTATAATACGGCAGTATCCGTTTTTTCACGGATACCCTGTATTATCTGCATAGAGAGTAAATATTTGTTCATTATTTACCCCCAGCTCCACCAAAGGAAACATTTAAATCATATCTCCTTTGTTCTCTGTTACCTAATTGTGTAGCACTTGCCGTATTTCTACGGTTAGCTACCAACCTGCCACCTAAACCGGCACCATTCATATTTCGTCTTGGTCCGGCTATTCTGTTAATTGCTCTTGCGACTCTACTTTTGATTTTTAAAGGTTAGACATTTTCTGTACTTATCACTTTGCCAAGATGATACCAAACTTGACTTATTAAATATTCTATACCATTTTCTGTTTTTGTAAGATCATTACCTTCTTCGTCTGTGAAAATTATATACTCAGCAGATTTTATTTCAACTTTGAGCCTAGGGGCATTTTTTCGTCTACCGTTTATCAGATATAAAGCATCATATTTGACAGGTATGACCTCAATATTTGCACCATCATCAGGTATATCCTCTTGTCGTTTATAGTCTATGCCATTGTGTCTAAAATATACATATCTCGTTACGTTAGATGGATAGACGTATCTATGTTCTATATTTTGTCTGCCATTAAGAATGTCTAGAAAACATTCTTTATCGATCTGTAATGTCAATACTTTCATAATCGTGTGCTATATGTTTTATTTAGTTGCGGATGCCGGATTCGAACCGGCGACCTCTACCAAGTCAAAGTAGCGAGCTGACCACTGCTCTAATCCGCGATGGTACCTTTTCACAAAGATACCTAATTATGAAGACAATTTTGAATAACAATTCTACACATACGAAACAATAAGCCAATTGTTCGTTATTAATTCACAAGCATGTTGCTTTATGATTTGGTCTGCTGTGTTTTCAGACCTAACAAATGTCTGGTTCTCTCTACATCAATGAAGTTTGTCCATCCTGCATGATGCAGCTTTATGGCTGCCTCTTTTATCGTGATATCGCCACATGACACCTTTTCTTTCAAAGACTGTAATATACTTTTCATAACCATCTTAAATTTGAATAGTATATGCCATTCAGTATTTTATAATCACCAAATAATCTCACTTCGCCCTGGTATATCATGGCAAACCTTGAATAACCGCAAATCTGCTTTATAGCCCAGTCTGCCTGCTTTGTTCCATATCCAAACCGCTGTATTTCTGGGTAAATTTTCATTCTGAAGGCAATTTCGCTGTCTGTCATGTCCCCGACTGGGTAAACGTTTAAAGTCCCATTGTGAGCGAAATAAACGCCATTCTCTGCAAACGGATGACAGTTGGCCCGGCATATAGAGCCATGAGTGGCAAGTCTGAAATGTATAATGCAGTCTTCGTCATCTCCGACCTCCGAGAGGTGGCGCAAGAATGTACGATAGTCCAAACCCTTATGAAAATGATTGGTTGAAACAAAACCGTAGCCGTTGTGGTTGAGTTTCTTGATTTTTGCGAGAGTGTCCAAACTCGGCATCTGGACACCCTTGGGCTTGTATATAATGCAACACATATTGAATTTATTTTAATTGTGCGAGGTTCATGCAAGAACCTCGGCACGTGATTTGAAAAATGATTTTTCTTTGGCTGTCAAGAAAGGTATCTCGTCAATTGAGCTAGCCTCTGAACTCAATACGTTCTTCTTAGACCATGCAACCAGCTTAGCACAAAAGTTCACCCAGTTTGAAATCTTTTCAAAGTCTGTAGAGCCTTGATGCTGTCTGAACTCAATTGTTCTGTGGCGTGAATAAGAACATGCATTCACCTTGAAATACCTGTTGCCGTTCATGGCATCTAAAATGTCTGATTTTGTAGTACACCATGTAAAGTCATAACCTTGCAGTGTTCTGCACCATCTGCTGTTGTTGGCACGCCTTGACCTTGCCATGAACGTATCAATAACTCTCTCTAACTTCTGATAGTTCTTAAATACGTTGATATAAGCCTCGTCAGACAAGTTCTGTGCGCCTATATGGACATGAAGTCCTGTAGACCTGTTTACCTGTGCGTTTGCCTCATTCAATGCCTTGCAGCAGGTTTCCAGGCTTTTCATGCCTGCCTTGCCTGTAAGTACTGGCGACACACATTCTATTGGGTTGCTGCCCATTATGGATGAATCAGACACGAACTTGTAGTAGTGGTTGTTGTCTGTGTGGTTGTAGCCCTCATACTGAAATGGCATTGCGTTTCTTGTCGCACATTCACGCATAATGCTTGCAGCGACAAGGCATTCTATCTCAACGCCAAACGTGAACTTGTGTGATTCTCTTATAGGTTTCGGCAGTTCTGAAAGCAGAAGTTCTATTTCATACTTTCTCAAACCTAACTTTATGAAAGCAGCTTTCTTTGTTGCCTTAGAGCCTTTCATGTTCTTAATCTCGTCAACTTGTTCATTCAATGTCTTCATAATCGTACGTGTTTAAATTGTTATTATTTATGTGAATCTCTGAAGTCAAACTCTACAACTTTGTGATACTTGTGTATCTCATACAAACCAGTTGCGCAGCCCATTGCAGATGCAAGCCTTACAGCTTCTTCTAATGCTGTCATCACATCAGCACTAGCGTCAGCAGCTTCAGCCTTAGATTTATCATACTCTCGTGCATTAACTGTTGTTTCTTGTACCTTTTCAGCTTCTTGAACTCTTTTAAGTGCTTCATTGATCAATCTTACTTGTGCCTTAATCTCTTTGATGTATTCACTACTTGTTGTCTTCATAATTGTATGTGCTTAAATTATTATTACTTATTGTTTGATGTTGCAAAGGTAAAAAGTTTTATTTACATTTACAAGGTTTTGTAAATAAAACTATTGTTTTTAATATTATTTAAGCAATAATACTATTTATATATATATTGTTGTATATATCTTTGTAATCAGAAAATAATGACTATGAACAGAATAAAAGATGTACTGAAAGAAAAGAACATATCTATAAATGAATTTGCAGATATGGTAGGGGTATCCCGTCAGGCAATCAGTAGACAGTTGTCAGGGAAATTGCTGGTGGAAACCCTGGAAAAATTCGCCTCTGTGTTGAATGTTCCTGTTTGGGAGTTGTTGGCATCCAGGGCTGAAATCACAGAAGCCAGCGCAACATGCGAATCTGAAGTGAACGGCTACGTAAAAGTAAAAGGAACACTTTATGAGGTTCATTCATTTGAAGATTTAAGGAAGTTACTGGAACTAAATGTTTAACCAATAAAACTAATAAAATGAAGAAAGTATTGTTTATGCTGCCTATACTGGCTGCTTTATTTTTTGTAGGGTGCAGTGGCGATGATGAGCCACAAGACCAACCTGTAAATATCACATTGAGTAAAACTGAAATATCCATTCATGCTGATGATGAAGACAACATTGAAGTTGAAGGAATAGATATAAACGAATGTTCTGTATCGTCAGATGATGAATTTATAGCCGAAGCAATGATTTATGATGGAAAGATAAACATTGAAGCTGGACACGTTGGAAAAACCACCATCAAAGTAAAAGCCAAAGGCACAGAAGCTAAATGTATTGTCTCAGTAACTCCTTTGATTGATTATGTTGGCTCGACTGTTACAGAATGGGGAATAACTTATGATGAGCTGAAAGAAAAGGTAGAGCGTCCTTACGACAGCTTTATGGATGATGTACAAAGAGGGTCGAAGAATTTCACTTATACAAAAGAGGGATACAAGATAACCAACAGATATTACTTTGAAAACGGAACTTTATGTGGAGTTGAAAAAGTTATCAAAGGTTCAGGAACTGATACAGATGTATTCTTAAACACGACTAATAGCTTGAATAATTATGTAGATTATGAAAGCAATTATTCAGAAACAATCAATTCTTATCCAAAGGCTAAAGTGCAAGGCTACATATATTCATACCCTCAAAAATATTATGCGGTTTATGAGCAAACAAAATATGATATTTTATTGGAAACAGGCACACGCCCAGAAACCCAAAACTCTGTTTATTTCGCCAAAGATTTAGAAACGGCAAAAGAGCATAAATTTACTTTGCTTAATTAGGTACTATTCCAGCCCCGTTCCTTATGGTTTGGGGCTTTATCATATAAGAAATAAT